TTAGGTAACTTCTTTACCTATTGCAACCGATAGATCTCGCAAAATCCGATAAGTCAAACGACCGCGAGGTAGTTCACTTTTACCAGCCCAGCGACTGACTGCCTGGGTGACTGTTCGTGGTTCATAGCCCGCGTTAAGCGCGAACTGGCGCAAGCTACTGCCTCGTTCAACCAGCCGTGCCCGAACTTGTTGTTTGTTCATATGCACCGTGTTCCTGTTAGGTTATGATGTACTCTATTGGGTCTATTGTACACACCCAAATGAGTGTGTCAAATTGAGATATGTTCAAATGAGTACAAAAGAGAGATTGCGTGAAGTGATGGATGCTAATGGCATGACAATAAAGGCATTATCTGACTTATCAAAAATTCCATATCGCTCACTTCAAAACTATTTGCGTGGAGAGAGAGAACCAAACGCAGAGGCTCTTGTTGCGCTAAGTGCCCATTTGGGTGTATCGATCGATTGGCTACTTACCGGTAAAGAACATATTCCATCTAAAGAAATTGTTGCTGTACCAACACAACATCAATTCAGCCCGTCAGACCTTAAAATGCTTGAACTTCTAAACCAGTTAGATCCTGAGGTTCGGCGAGATCTCATGCGAGGCGCTGAAGAAAAACAGCGTGTGATTGAGATGGAAAAACAACTGAAGGAATTATCCGCAACGATTGAGCGGTTAAAAAATGTGGGTTAATGTGTTCCTAACGAGAACATATAGCAGAAATTATTTGCCATTAAGCAATAAAAAATAAGGTGGATAGCCAATGTCTGAGCAGACCATTGAAGTTAAACACGTTGTAGTTCACATTTTAGACAAACAACAAAATGGAGACGCTTCTGAGAGATTGAGTCCTGAAGAAGGTCTAGTTACTGAAGCCTCTCAGCGCCTTATAAACGATATTTGTGCAAAATATGCAGGACGCACAGGTAAAGGTTATGGCTATTTTGAAGGCGATACGGATAACTATCCTATGGAACGAATGGCTGGGGACTTTCTCGAAGGTGTTGATGATTTCTACCAAAGTTCCTGCCGAATGATGCATCACCTGACGGAACGTTCTCAGCGAGAAAACATGGCTACTGGTGGTTATGTTCTTTTTGCAAATATCGTGATAGGACACAATGAACACCTGTTGATAGCTATTGTAAGCGCTACCATTGGGTCCACTGTCACAGATGATTTTAACATCCAAGATAGTACCTATCTTGATATTGCTAAGCTGCGTATGGCTGGGCGCATTGACTTAACCGCGTGGGAAAGTGGCGCAGAGCGCTATATCAGTTTTCTTAAGGGGCAAGGTAATGTTTCAAACTATTTTAAACAGTTCCTAGGCTGTAATGATGTCTTAATCGCCAAACGAGAGTCTGAAAAGTTACGTGACGTTTTAAAAGCATTTGCGGCAGAGAAAGGACTTGACGGCGCTGAAAAAGATGCATTTCTTAAGAGTGCGTTTGAACACTTACATGCACTAAGTAAGGCTGGTGAACCACTTAGTCTTGAAACCCTTGTTAATGCCATTTGGCCCCAGGCTCCCGAGGAGTTATCTGGTAAACTTGCTGCTGAAGAGTTGGAGTTATCGGATGGCTTCGTTCCTGATGGTCGAGTCATTCGGGCTCTGGTATCTTTTAAAGGCAAGTCTAAATATTGGGAACTTAAGTTTGACCGGGAAGGGAAAACTGAAGGCTATATTGATTATGATCCGGAAACAAATATTATCACCCTACGTAATGTACCTGAAGAATTTAGGGAAATGTGGATGACTGAGGTTTAATCGTGGCGATTTCATTTGAGATGCTGACAGCTCTGTATCGTCGTATGGAATTCCAAGAGGGGTTTCGTGTCGGTTCGCTGTTGCTCTTAGATCAGTCCGATTGTGATCTGGTTGATACTTTGCTTGATGATCCTCGTGAATATGGTCTTTCTATTGATACAGGCACTATCGCTCCAGGTAACACGATCATCCTACGTGTGACGTCACCACGGAGTGGACTGGGACTTGTGTTTTCCACCCATGAAAAATTGCTAAATGCTCCAAAGCATCAGTGCCTTGAGCCAGCTAATTACTTCATCCTAGAAACAAAATTTCGTAATGATGATGAAGATATCCCCGTTTTCATCAGCAACTACCGGAAGATTCTCGAGTTCGTTAACCTGCTAAAAGAGGCCGCGGCCTACTTTGATAACTCAACTTGTCAGTTAGTTTTTCTGAAAAAAGAAGTTATCAAGCTATTACCGCACTTCGCTGCAGAAAATGTACAAAATTTGCAAAGGGAGTATCTTGATAACCTTATAGCTTGTTTCAATGATGATACCCATAAGGATCAGAAGCTAGATATTCTGATTGAAAGTATTCAAGCAGTTAGTGATGGAATTGATTCACCTCTAGTATTCGCTTATTTACTGGACAATATTCAGCGTCTGCATGAAAAGTTTCTGAAAGGGTATCGTATCTACTCTTCTGGATTCTCTTATGACAAAGTAATGGATCAACTGCGTGCTGCAAAAGTCGAAGAAATGGGTAAAATCCACAAAGCGTTTTCAGATATCCAGAACCATATACTTGGCATTCCTGTTGCCTCTGTTATCGTAGCTACCCAATTCAAAGTGGCTACGAAATGGTCAGGCCAAGGGATAACAAACACAATAATTCTTCTGGGATGCATTTTTGCTGCAACGTTAATCTGGCTGGCACTTTCGAACCAGATGCAATCTATAAAGGCCTTAGGCGAAGAAATTGAATACAAAGAAAAACAGATTAATAAGGAATATTCCTTCATTAAAGATGACGTGGCTGGTGTATTTAGCAGTATTTCTGCGCGACTAGACACGCAGAAACGTACGTTCTGGATTATACGTGGTGTTCTAGTTATGGGAATTATTACCGCTATCACTGTTTATTTTTGGTACACAAAACCAGCCCTTGACTTCATGCAGTACTTGATTCACTGCATGAAGTCTTACTATTCGGTCAAAAGTTGAGGATAATGAGTTCCTTCTTGCGACTGGATTTGCCAGTGATCTTGAGGTTGTAGCTGATATCAACCGACTGAATATTTAGACCGTTGAATGCCTGCCGCATTTCCGGGATATCGTTCACCGATATAATCATCTTCCCTTTGATCCTGCGTGCTAAATCTGCCATATGATCATAATTTTCTAGTCCGAACTCCACACCATAACCTTCCGTTCCCCAGTATGGAGGGTCACAGTAGAACAACGTATGCGGGCGATCATATCGTTCTATGCACTGTTGCCAGTCCATGTGTTCTATGACCGTTCTGGAAAGCCGCAGGTGTGCCGCTGACAGTTCTTCTTCAATACGCAGCAGGTTGAAGCGTGGCGGGGATATGGTGGAGGTACCAAAGCTGTGCTCCGCCACCTTGCCCCCAAACGCCTGCTTCTGAAGGTAATAGAACCGTGCTGCACGCTGGATATCCGTCAGTGTTTCTTCCGGGGTGATCTGCAGCCATTTGTAGATCTGCCGGCTGACCAGCGCCCATTTGAACTGGCGTACAAATTCTTCCAGATGATGTTTTACCACCCGATACAGGTTCACCAGCTCACCGTTGATATCATTAATGACTTCGATCTTGCCGGGTACCTTAAGAAAATAGAGCGCTGCTGCCCCACAAAACGGCTCCACATAACATTCATGCGCCGGAAACAGCGGCAGGATGTGTTTTGCAAGGCGGCGTTTGCCACCAATCCATGGAACGATGGGTAATGTCTGCATTTTCATAATCTGTAAGCCTTTTACAATTATAAAAAATATGGCAGGCTAGTCTGGTCTCGCGAGACTGACTGAACCTTGGTCGGCTCACAGCGCATTCCTGTGGGGCGATGGCCAGCCCGGTGTTCGGGTACCGGGCTGGTCGTTCTTTCAAAGCCATCATGCAGTGCACGTTTACATCTTCACTATTAACGCTGTTTAAAATCCGTATCCCGCCACATTTGTGATGCTGTCTCCACCAAACGAGGAGACACACATGAAAAACCTGAAAAAATTCATTCCCCCTGTTAAAAAACCTCGCCTCAGCGGCTGGCTGCTGACCTCAGTGCTGCTGCTGGGCACCATCGCTCTGGTCTCGCCACAGCAGTTGCCTGTTGTGATCTACAAGCTGGCACTCATCACGCTGGCAGCAGTGCTGGGTTACTGGCTTGACCGTTCGCTCTTCCCCAAAGCCCGTCCCGGTCAGTACCTGAAACATGACGACAGACTGATGGCTGAAGGGCGTTTCCCTGTGCAGACCGGCCTTCACCTTGTATTTTCTGCTGCGTTAATCCGCCGTGCACTGATTGTTGCAGCGGTCTGTCTGGCTGTGGCAACAGGACTGTGACCATGAACTGGCCTCAAATCACCCTCATTATTCTGTTCGCCTTTGGTCTGGGCGTAACCGCCATCAGGCACGGAGAACCACGTAACGATAAATACAGCTTCTGGTGGCAGCTTGCTGGCAACCTGGTGATTGTCTGGCTGCTCTGGTGTGGCGGCTTCTTCAGTCAGGCCCGCGCAGCGCAGCCTCCGCAGGCTGCGCTGCAGTATCGCGATGATGTGATCCGTAATGCCCGGCTTGAATGGGGACTGTCTGCGCCGGTGGCCGATTTCGCCGCGCAACTGCATCAGGAAAGCGGCTGGCGACCTGATGCGGTCTCGCCGGCTGGCGCTCAGGGACTGGCGCAGTTCATGCCTGCCACTGCCGACTGGATAAGCCAGTTGATACCGATGCTGAGCAGTCGTGAGCCGTTTAATCCTGCATGGGCTATCCGGGCGCTGGTCAGCTATGACCGCTGGCTGTGGCAGCGCGTAAGCGCCGCCAACGACTGCGAGCGTATGGCCATGACACTGTCGGGCTATAACGGTGGTCTACACCCTGCGCCGTAAGGGGATGCCTGTTGCCGACAAGTACGACGGAGCCGGCGGCAAGGTGAAGTACTGCCGTTATACCGATATCTACAAAGTCGCCGTGGTTGGTGGCGATGCCGGGTATCTCATTACCGGTATCAGTAAATAAGGAGGCGTTATGGGAACCACTCAGCAGGTCATTCTGATCACAACCGTAACGGCAGGGGCCGCACTGGCACAGCAGCGTTTTGTCGGGGCAGATAATACCCCCTGTAAAGCCGGTGCCGCAGCGCTCGGGGTTGCCGAAGTGGATGCTGTTACCGGCGACAGCACGCCGGTGAGCGTTCTGGGCATTATTGCTGTCGAGGCCGGGGCCGCTGTCAGCCGTGGTGTGGCTGTTCAGTCAGATGCTCAGGCCAGAGCCGTGCCGCAGTCCGGCGACGGTAAATCCTGTGGTATTGCACTTGATGAAGCCGGGGGTGAAGGCGACGTCATTCGTATCCTGCGCGGGGTGTGACATGTACTGCACCCTGGAGGATTTGCTTGCGCAGGTGCCGGAACGAACGCTGATCGAGCTCACCAGTGAAGAGATGGACTTCGACTCGCCTGCAACAGTGAATACCCGTGTGGTGGACAGCTGTATCCGCTATGCCGACGAGCTGATTGATGCCCATCTGCGCGGACGCTATATCCTGCCACTGGCAGAGATACCGACTGTTCTGCGGGACATTGCCATCACGCTGGTCCGTTACCGGCTCTACGCCCGCCGCCCGGAAGGTGACCTCCCGGATACGGTGAAGGATGACCACAAAGAAGCGCTGCGGCAACTCAGGGAGTTACGTGATAACAGGCTCACGCTGGGGCTGCCGTCCACTCAGAAAGATGTGCCTGAGCCTGGCGAGTTTCGTGTACGCAGCCGCCCGGCCACTTTCGGCGGTCGTGACGGTTTACTGGAGAAATACTGATGAACGTTCTGCCCGTCCTTGATGCGGTACTGGCCCGGTTACGCGAGAAGCTGCCGCAACTGCAGGTGGAGTACTTCCCGGAGAAACCGGCTGAATATCGCCTGAACCATCCGGTTGGCGCGTTGCTGCTGAGCTATGCCGGTTCGCGCTTTGACAGGCCGGATGATACCGGTGCGGTGATCCAGTCTCAGACTATCCAGCTCTGCGTCACGGTGGTCTTCCGCCAGCTCAACGGTAAAAAAGGGGCGATTAATGTCCTGGATGCTGTCCGCCGCATTCTCGGCGGCCACACCCCGCCCGGCTGCCGCCGCCGTATCTGGCTGACCCGCGAGGTGTTTATCGGTGAAGTCAGGGGGCTGTGGCAATACGCCCTCGACTTCGCGACTGAAAGCGTCTTTATCGAAGACAGCGATTTACCGTCCGGCCCGCTGTTAACCGAAGTGAACTATGAGGAAAGCGAGTGATGAAAGAATACCGCTATTCCGGCCCGGCCAGCGGCGTCACGCTGTCGGACGGAACCGAAATCCTGCTCTGGCCGGGGAAGACGGTTTCCCTGCCGGAGGAGCATGAATACGTGAAGGTACTGGTGGCGCTGAAGCATCTGACGCCGGTACCAGAAGATACTAAACCCGCCGTCACACCGGCTGTGCAGTCACCAAAGCGCAGAAGCAGCAGTGACAGCGAAGTGAAAACGGAGGACTCCCATGGCAGCTAACTATCTGCATGGCGTCGAAACCATTGAGGTGGAAAACGGAGCCCGCCCGGTTAAAACGGTGAAATCTGCCGTTATTGGCCTGATTGGTACCGCCCCGATGGGGGATGTCAATACGCTGGTACAGTGCCTGTCTGAGAAAGACGCTGCGGCATTTGGCAGCCAGTTCACCGGCTTTACCATTCCGCAGGCGCTGGATGCGATTTATGACCATGGTGCAGGCACCGTTCTGGTCATTAACGTACTCGATCCGTCTGTGCATAAAACCGCTGTGGTCAGTGAGAATGTGTCGTTCGACAAGGCGACAGGCAGAGCCCGGCTGGCTAATCCGGTGGTCGCGCAGCTGGTACTGAAACCGGACAGCGACGGTCAGCCTTATGTTGAAGGTCAGGACTACTCGCTTGATGCACAGACCGGGGTGATTACTAACCTGGGTAAAAGCATTGCTGCAGATGCAACGGTGAAGGCCAGCTATAACTATGCTGATCCGACCAAAGTCACCCCGGCTGATATCATCGGTACCGTTAACGCTGCAGGCAACCGTACCGGCATGAAGCTGCTTAACGACAGTTTTAACCTGTTTGGCTACTTCGCCAAAATCCTGATTGCTCCGGTATTCTGCACCCAGAACAGCGTCTCGGTTGAGCTTATCGCCATGGCTGAGAAACTGGGAGCAGTAACCTATATTGATGCGCCGGTTGGTACCACTTTTGCGCAGGCTCTGGCGGGACGTGGCCCGGAAGGCACCATTAACTTTAATACCAGCTCTGACCGTGTCCGCCTGTGCTACCCGCATGTGAAGGTATATGACCCGGTGACGAACACGGAGCGTCTGGAGCCACTGAGCCAGCGTGCGGCGGGCCTGCGTGCCAAAGTCGACCTGGACAAAGGGTACTGGTGGTCATCCTCCAATCAGGAAATTCTGGGGATCACCGGCGTGGAGCGCCAGCTGTCGGCAATGATTGACGATCCGCAGAGCGAGGTGAACCTGCTTAACGAACAGGGGATCACCACGGTATTCAGCAGTTACGGCAGCGGCCTTCGTCTGTGGGGTAACCGGACGGCAGCATGGCCAACGGTCACCCATATGCGTAACTTTGAGAACGTTCGCCGCACCGGTGATGTGATCAACGAGTCCATTCGTTACTTCAGCCAGCAGTACATCGACATGCCGATTACTCAGGCGCTGATTGATGCACTGACGGAGTCGGTCAACGCCTACGGTCGCAAAATGACTGGTGATGGTGCGGTACTGGGCTTCCGTTGCTGGTTTGATCCGGCCCGCAATCCGGAGACGGAGCTGGCCGCCGGGCACCTGTTGCTGAGCTACAAATATACGCCACCACCGCCGCTGGAGCGACTGACGTTTGAGACTGAAATCACCTCGGAATACCTGTTAACCCTGAAAGGGGGCAACTGATGTCAAAGATTGAGATAAACCGAATCACGAATGCCAACATCTATCTGGATGGTACTAACCTGCTGGGACGGGCTGAGGAAGTTAAACTCCCCGATGTCTCCATGATTATGCAGGAGCACAAGGCACTGGGGATGGTGGGTAAGGTGGAACTCCCGGCTGGTTTTGACAAACTGGAAGGCGAAATCAAATGGAACAGCTTTTACCGCGATGCGATGTTGTCTGCCGCGAACCCGTACAAGTCGCTGGCGCTGCAGTGTCGCTCCAGCGTCCAGCGCTACAGCTCGCAGGGGCTGATCGACGAAATCCCGCTGGTCACCTTCCTGACAATTATGTTCAAGAAGAACCCGCTGGGGACGTTCAAACAGCACGAGAACGCCGAGTTCTCCAGTAGCTTCACCTGCACGTATATCAGACAGGTACTGGATGGTGAAGAGTTGCTGCAACTGGACTATCTGGCCAACATCTTCCGCGTCGGTGGCGTTGATCAACTGACTGACTATCGAATCAATATCGGGGGCTGACGGTGAGTGTTGAACTGACTGACAAAGGAGGGCGATGTGCGTCACTGGGCATGTCAAATGGTACGTGGTTTACCCTCCTTGATATTCCGGGGGTGGAGACCCTCTTTAATACCCGTAAAACCAATGACCCGATTGACTGCACACGTTCAAAGGCCCGCAAACTGGCCGATTTGATTGAAGCATGGGAGCCGCCCGACCAGTGGTTCTCCGGCACCGGCAACTCTGAGGGAAAGGCGCTTCTCATCGCTTTCCTGCGTAACTGCAAGGGTTTTCGCACTTGCTGACATCACAGGGGCTCCGGCCCCTTCTTTTTAATCCCCTTTAATATCCGTCACGTCCACCGCCAGACATACTGCTCTGAATTTACAAAGGAGTATGATCATGTCACAGACCCAGTCCGATACTTTTACGCTGTCTTATCCTTTCACCACTGCTGCAGGTACCAGAATTGAACAGATTGAACTGAAACGCCTGACAGTAAAAGACCTGAAGCAGGTGCGCAAAATCAACAAAGACCCGACAGACTGGGACGAACCACTGATTGCCCGTAGCACCGGTATCCTCCCGGAAGACCTCGATAACATGGATCTTGCCGACTATATGGAGCTGCAGAAACGATTTCAGAAAATCACTGGGCTGGGCAAGAGCGACAAAAACACTGATGCAGGTGCAGGGCCTGCTGGCGAGATGGTTCAGGTTTCAACCGGGGGAGATTGATGCCCTCGATACTGACGATCTGGAGATGTGGCTGGAGCAGGCTGAAGAGCAAATCAAAAGCGAGTTCGGCGACAATCAGTAACAACGTATCACTTAACAGCCGCCAGTCGCGGCTGTTCTGCATGGGTTTCAGACACTTCCCTTCCGTTTTTTTTGCTTTCAGAGGATAGCCACCGTGGCCAGTGAATTTTCAGTCGGCGTCATTATTGGCGGCATTGTCGGGAGCAGCTTCCGCTCAGCCGTCAGTGGCACCCGACGCGCCCTTGATTCCCTTGGTGATACCTCCCGCCGTCTGCAGGAACGCCAGAATGCCTTAACCCGGGCAACAGAACGTTATGGTCAACTGGGTTCTTCCCGGATGCAGCATCTCAACAGCGAGTTGCTGCGGGTAAGCCGCACCATGGAGCAAATTGAACGTCAGCAGCGCCGTCTGTCAGCAGTATCAGCCACCGGTGATGCGTTGAAGGCTAACCGCCTGGCGCTCTATGGTCAGGGTGCAGAAACCTATGCTATTGGCAGAACGCTGGGCGCACCGGTCATGGCCTCGGTTAAACAATATGCCTCGTTTGAATCACAGTTGCGGGATATCAGTGTCACAGGAGACCTGGATGCAAAACAGGAACGTGCAATTGGCCAGGCTATCAGACAGGCCTCGCTGAAGGTTAACCAACTGCAGGAGTCTCTGTTAGGGGGAGTCGGACAATTAGTTGCTGATGGTATGGCCCCCGAACGGGCAGCAACGTTTGCAGAGATGCTTGGAAAGACCGCTACAGCAACCAAAGCCGATATGACCGACCTTGCCAAAATGACTTATGCCTTCAGCGATGCACTCAGAATCACTGATGCGAAAGAACTTGAACAGGCGTTTGGTATTGCGGCAACAGGAGCCAAACTTGGGTCATTTGAGCTGAAGGATATGGCAAAAGCATTACCCGGTATGGCTAAAGCCTTCGCTGCTCGTGGTATTTATGGAAAAGATGCGATTACCCAGATTGTTGCCAGTCTGGAGGTCGGTAAAGGTAGTGGCTCTGCAGAGGAAGCGGTCACCAATATGTCCAACTGGCTGGCAGCAATGGGCCGCGGAGATACCATCCAGAAATATGCTAAAGCCGGGGTGGATTACCAGGGGTCAATGCAGAATTACGTCGCTCAGGGTTTTTCGCAGTACGAAGCTTCACTGATGATTGCCAACCGTTTTATCGACAGTAAAGGCAAAGCGTTCTTGCAGCAATGGAAAGCTGCAGGAGCAAGAGGCGATCAGGAAGGTCAGCAGAAACTCATGGAGTCATTTGGTCTGGCTGAGGTCTTTACCGATATTCAGACTGTCAACCATTTACTGTCAATGCGACAGGGCTGGGATAAATACCTTTCCAGTAAGCAGGAAATGAATACTCCGGCTGCAATGTCTACCCTGGATAAGGATGCTGCAAAGCAGAATGATACGCTTGAAGGTCGCTGGCGCAGAATGCAGATCGGCTTTAATGATTCTGCTATCAGCATCGGGCAATCCTTGCGTCCGGCTTTGCTCCAGTTGGGTGAAACATTTATTCCTTTAATGGACAGTGTTGGCAAATGGATAGCGGCAAATCCGCAGCTCGTCAGCAGCACCATAAAGGTTGTGGGCGCATTACTCGCTTTCAGGATGGCCACTATCGGTCTCAAGCTTGGGCTGAATCTCCTTCTTTCCCCCTTTGTAAGCGTCTGGAAAAATGCTGTTTTACTTCGGGCCAACTGGCTTCGTCTGACGCTCGCACTGGGGGAAGGCGGTAAACTCCGCTGGCTGGTGACAGGCTTTGGTGCTGTCGCCAGAGGAGCCAGAACACTGGGTGGTGTGCTCTCAGGGGGGCTGGTTCGCGGAATTATGAGCGCCGGGCGTGCCGTTCTCTGGATTGGCCGGGCGCTGCTGATGAATCCCATCGGTCTCGTTATCACCGCCGTCGCGGCAGCAGCTTACCTTATCTACCGCAACTGGGGCGCAGTCAGTAGCTGGTTTAAACAGCGCTGGGCTGACATTCAGGAAGCCTTTAACGGCGGCATCGTGGGAATTGGTAAACTGCTGGTTAACTGGTCTCCGGCTGGTCTGCTTTATAAAGCCTTTGCGGCTGCGCTGAAATATCTCGGCGTTGATCTGCCGGCGAAATTCACCGACTTCGGTGGTCATCTTATTGACGGGTTGATAAATGGCATCAGAAACAAATGGGCGTCACTCAAAACCAGCGTAACCGGAATGGGTGACAGCATCAGTGACTGGTTCAGCGAAAAGCTGGGCATCCATTCACCGAGTCGCGTGTTTATGGGCTTTGGTGACAATATCGCGCAGGGTGCCGCCATTGGCCTGCAACGGACCACTCCGCTTGCTGCACTGGCCGGGCAGCGCCTGGCCGCTGAAATGACACCGGATGTTCCCCGTATCCCGTCGCCGGAAATCATGGCTGCCGGATATTCAGGCCGTGGCGCAACTGCAACCGGCGGTGGAGCGTCTGGCGGTATCCAGGTCAGCTTTAATCCTCAGTTTTTCCTCAATGGTAAGGAAACCGCAGCGCCTGCCGGGCTGGCTGGTGCCCTGAATATGAGCCTGCATGAGCTGGAAAAAATGCTGGAGCGTCTGCTGGCTCAGAAACAACGTAAGGAGTACAGCTGATGTTTGCCGTACTGGGTGATATTGAGTTTGAACTGATTACCTACTGGGACGGCTTCGAGGCCACGTTTGGCGTCGATTATGCGGAGCATGCCCGCATCGAGGGTAAACCCGGCCTGCAGTTTGTCGGCGACAGGCTGGACGAAATCCAGATAAGCCTGGTCTTCCATCAGCATTATTGTGTGCCCGACGTGGAGCTGGCGAGAGTGCGAACAGCCATGAAGGCCCATCAGGCACTGGCGCTGGTCTTCGGCAACGGTGACTATCGCGGCTGGTTCGTGATTACCGATGTGACCGCAACCAGCGAGCAGACAGACAGCACCGGTAACGTGCTGGCTGTCAGTGCCACCGTGTCTCTCCGGGAATACACCGGTGACCCGAAAAATCCTCTGCAACCGCCGGCAATACGCAGGCAGGTTCCCGGTGCCGGAGCTGTATCGGGTGCTGTTCCATCGCCTTCCGGGGTGGCGCAGTTCGTCCGTAACGGCGTCAACTATGCGAAACAGGCGCAGTCTGTACTCCAGACCACTATCAGTGCCGTTCGGGTGGCGCAGAAAATGAAGGGTAACCCCGTTGTCGCGCTGACCCGTGTGCCTGGACTGATGAGCGGACTGGGTAATATATCCGGAGCTCTGGGGAAAAGTGTTCCGGCGTTTAATGCACTCTCTGAATCCATGCCCGATGCCATCAGTCTGGCCAGAACAGCCAGTGAGGCAGCCACGTATGTACAGCAGGCGCAGTCGGCGCTGAGTGGTGTGGACAAAAGAAATATTGCAGGTGCTCTGGATACCGTTTCCGGGCAGCTTAACGCCGCCGGCACAGCATTCAACCGCATGTCTCCGGGATTAAGTGCAATGGCCGCCAGAATACTGACGAGGAGTGTGTGATGTTTCTTGAACATATTACCCGTGACGGAGAGCGCTGGGATTCGCTGGCATGGCAGTACTACGGTGACCCGCTGGGCTATCCCCGGATTATTGCAGCCAATCCGCACGTGGCCATTACGCCGGTGCTGCCCTCCGGGGTGTTGTTACTGATCCCGGTTATTGAGGCTGAAGATGCCCGCACAGAAGAGGATGTTGCTCCATGGCTGAGATAAACAGTACTGCGCAAGACGTATCAGCGTTAACCGGCGTCAGCGATGTGCTGACGCCGGTGTTCACTCTGTGGTATCTGCAGAAAAATATCACCTCTGATATCGCGCCTTATGTCACCCGTGTGACCTGGAGCGATAACATCAAAAATGAGTCCGATACCATTGAGGTGGAGCTGGATGACACCGATGGTCGCTGGCTGGATAAGTGGTATCCGGGCAAGGGTGACACGCTGACGCTGAAAATGGGTTATCAGGGCGAGAAACTGCTGTCCTGCGGTACATTCTCAATAGACGAGATCGAAGTGAGTTCGCCCGCGTCCGTTGTCGCTATCCGTGGGGTGGCCACCTCGGTTAACAGTGCTCTGCGGACTAAATCCAGCCGTGGTTTTGAGAACACCACGCTGGCAGCTGTTGCGGGGCGGATTGCCAGAAAGCACCGACTGAAACTGGTGGGCAGCATTGAGTCCATCAAAATCGACCGGGTGACCCAGTATGCTGAAACCGACGTGGGTTTTCTGCGCCGGCTGGCCAGCGAGTATGGTTATGCAGTGAAAGTGGTCAGTGACCAGTTGATTTTTTCTCATCTGGCCACACTGCGCAGTCAGGAGCCGGTCAGGCAGTTAAAACCGCAGGATGTGGCCCGCTTTTCCCTGCGTGACACCATCAACCGGGTCTATAAATCTGCAAAGGTAAAACACCAGAAAAGCAGCAGTAAAAAACTGATCGTCTACGAAGCTGATGGTGGTACCCGTGAAAGCGACAAAAAGCTCAAAGGTGGTAAGGTTACCAGCGCTGACTCACTTAAAGTTAACAGCCGTGTCAGCGACCCGGACAGTGCCCGGATTAAAGCGGATTCAGCACTGGCCAGACATAACGAATACCAGCAGAACGGCTCCCTGACGCTGACGGGAACGCCTCAACTGACAGCAGGCAACAAAATTGAACTGGTGGGCTTTGGACAGTTATCCGGTCCATGGCTGATAATCACTGCCCGCCATGCGTTTGAGCGTAACAGCGGCTACACCACAGAGCTGGAAGTGGCACGGGGGCCAGTCACAAGAGGGAAAAAACAAAAAACTCAGAAACTCACGGTTTATCACCCGGATGGCAGTACATCGACGGTGATTAAGGAGAAGAAAAAATGACTGGTGTCACCCGTCAGGTCGGTACGGTCAGTGCCGTTGATGCCGACAGGGTTCAGGCCCGCGTTCGTCTGCCTGAATGCGATAATCTGCGCACAAACTGGCTTAACGTGCTACAGCGCAATACCCAGGATAACAAGGATTACTGGCTCCCTGACGTGGGGGAGCAGGTTGAGGTGCTGCTCGATGCCAACGGCGAGGATGGTGTTATTCTGGGCGCGGTGTACTCAGACGTCGATAAACCGCCGTTCAGTGATAAAAACGTCCGGGGTACGAAATACGCTGATGGCGCGGAGTTCAGTTATAACCGCGCGACCCATACGCTGACGGTCAGAGGAGGTATTGAGCGTATCGTGGTGGAGGTTGCCGCTGATATCTCTCTCAAAGGGAAAAAACTCGACCTCACGGGAGTTACCACGATCAACGGCCCCGCGACACTCAATGGTGATCTGGAAATCAACGGAAGCGCCCATGCAACGGGTAACATATTTGCTGATGGTCAGAACTCTAATCACCATTCCCATTGAACCTTCTTAAACGCCTTTAATATCGGCGCTTACTTCCCGGGGGCAATACTGCCTCCATGAAAACGACCTCAGTATTCTGGCAACCAGCTCTGCAGGCTCCCGGCGAAATCGTCCGGGGGCTGGATGATATCCGGCAGTCCATCCAGATCATCCTGCGGACTCCCCGCGGCAGCGACCCGCATCGCCCGGAGTTCGGCAGCAATCTGCACCTTTATATCGACTGGCCTGTCGGCCGGGCCATTCCGCATGTGGTTCGCGAATCCGTCGATGCCATCAGGCGCTGGGAACCCCGCTGCCAGCTTATGTCGGTTAAACCCGCCGTCGACGGCGAACATCTTACGCTCCGGGTGAGCTGGAAAGGCTCAGACGGACAACCCCGTACTCAGGAACTGCTATGGCGCTGACAGAACCCGATTTTATTGAACGCGATGCCGATAAAATCACGGCAGAAATGATTGCGAAGTATGAAGCGGATACCGGAAAAACGCTGTACCCGGCACAGGCTGAACGTCTGCTGATTGACCTGTGGGCCTATCGCGAAATGCTGGTCAGGGTGGCAGTACAGGAGGCGGCGAAGCAGAATCTGGTCGCTTTTTCCCGTGAGCCGATGATTGATTACCTCGGTGAACTGGTCGGTGTATACCGCCTTGCCGCGCAGCCTGCCACCACCACACTTCAGTTCTCTGTGGATGAGGCACTGGCCATTGATGTGCTGATCCCGGCAGGCACCCGCGTCAGCGCTTCCGACAGTATTATTTTTGCCACCGATACAGACGTGGTGCTGAAGGCCGGATTGCTGCTGGTCAATGTCACGGCCACCTGTACCGAGCCGGGTACCGCTGGCAACGGCTGGCAACCGGCGCAGGTCAGTCAGTTACTCGATGAGATTGATAACATTGACCTGCTGGTGACCAATCTGACGGCCAGCTCTGGCGGTTCAGAGCAGGAAGACGATGACCGGCTCCGGGAGCGTATCAGGCTGGCCCCGGAGTCATTCACCAATGCCGGAAGCCGTGGTGCATACCGTTTTCATGCTATGGGGGCGCATCCCGGCATTGTCGACGTTGCTGTTCTTTCTCCCGCTCCCGGCACTGTCGAGCTGTATCCGCTGCTCAGCACTGGTCTGCCGGACAGCAGTATCCTCACTCTGGTAGAGAGTTTCTGTTCTGACGAAAAAGTCAGACCACTCACTGATACCGTGCGGGCTAAAACACCTGTTCAGGTGGATTACACCATTGAAGCCAGGATTACGATCTATCGTGATCAGGATGCAAGGTTGGTAAAGGACAACGCTAACAGCGCCATACAGAACTGGGTGGCATCCCGTACCGCCACGCTGGGGCGCGATATTGTTCCCAGCCAGATTATCAGCGTGTTGTCCGTTTCCGGGGTGTACCAGGTCGAACTGGTGACACCGGCACTGAGGGTGGTGGCAGAAAACGAATGGGCAAACTGTACGGCGATCACTCTTAACATGACCGGGGTGTCCGATGGCTAAGGTGCTACAACTCCCGCCACCGCTTGAGGGTGATATCAGTCTCAGAACGCTGGGAAGACTGGCCGGACGGCTGGATAACATCGACCTGAGCGTACTGATGGTCGGTCTCGTCGATATTGTCGACAGTTCCGCGCTGCCATGGCTTGGCGAGCAGTTCTCGCTGTTCGGCGATGGCTGGGAACTGGCGGAATCGGACGATGTACGCCGCATGCTTATCAAATCCGCTATCGAGCTACACCGCTATAAAGGAACACCGTGGTCAATCCGGGAAATTATCCGCCGTTTTGGCTTCGGCGAAGTGGATCTGATTGAAGGTACGGGGCAGATTGGCTATGACGGCAGACACACGTACAACGGGCTTTTCGTCCATGGTGATGCACAAGCCTGGGCAGTCTATCGCGTCATCTTTCAACAACCCATCACTAACGATCAGGCGGCGCTGTTACGTCAGACGCTTGCTGCCTTTGCTCCGGCTCGCTGTCATCTGGCAAGTCTGGAATATCAGTCTGTCGCCATTCGATACAACAGTACTACCTGTTATGACGGTAGTTACAACCACGGGAGCAGTTAATTATGGCAAATCTACCCGAAACCCCGCAGTGGGAAAGCGGCATCTACCAGATTGAGGTCTCTGACCCCGTTCTGGGCGGACCTGACGGAATTTCTAACCGCCAGGCTAAACAACTGGCCAGCCGAACGTCATACCTCAAACAGAAGGTCGAAAAAAGCGGAACAGACCTGGCTGCACATATCGCGGCAGTTGACCCGCATACCCAGTACGCGACGAAAGCCAGTCCGACATTCACCGGCACACCAACAGCACCTACACCTGCAAATGGTGATAACAGCAAAAAGCTGGCGACGACGGAGTTTGTGGCCAAAGCACTTGCGGCACTTGCAGGCAGCGCCCCTGAGACACTGGATACGCTTAAAGAGCTGGCTGACGCTCTCGGTAATGATCCAAACTTTGCGACTACGGTACTGAACAAGCTGGCGGAAAAGCTGGCTAAAGACCAGAACGGCGCAGATATTCCTGAGCCTGCGCTGTTTGTCAAAAACCTTGGTTTGGGGGAAGGCTCTGCACTGCCCGTTGGTGTGCCTGTTCCGTGGCCCTCAGCCACACCGCCAGCAGGGTGGCTGAAATGTAACGGAGCAGCATTTTCTTCTGAAATGTACCCCAAACTGGCAAAGGCTTACCCCGCGAATAAATTACCGGATTTACGGGGTGAGTTTATTCGTGGCTGGGATGACGGGCGCGGGATTGATCCTGGTCGCCAGTTGCTTGGGTGGCAGAAAGGTACTTTGGTTGGTGGTAGAGATGACAATGATGCCGCAGTTGATATTTCATATATGAGTAACGGAAATAGTATTGATTACGGTGGCGATAAAACATTTTCAACGAATTACCGGAGTGATTATTTATGGTATGCAATTCTGGGTAACGTCACTGGTCGTGCCAAAGCTGCTTTAAGTGGGTCCTTTTTTAATGTAACTCGTCCACGCAACATCGCCTTTAACTACATTGTGAGAGCAGCATAGAAACGTTGGTTTGGGGGAAGGCTCTGCACTGCCCGTTGGTGTGCCCGTTCCGTGGCCCTTAGCAACACCACCAACGGGCTGGCTGAAATGTAACGGTGCAGCATTTTCTTCTGAAATGTACCCCAAACTGGCAAAAGCCTACCCCGCGAATAAATTACCGGATTTACGCGGAGAATTTATCCGTGGCTGGGATGATGGGCGAGGAATTGATGCGGCACGCGCTTTATTGAGCATTCAAAACGGGATGTTGGAAAAACACCGCCATATTGTTGTAGCTAACGATGGATATGACACAAAAGATGAATGGGAGTTGGCTACGATTTTCAAAAAAACATATACACAAGGCAGGGGGCTTGATGCCACAAATACAGGAGGGAGTTTGACTCCATCACCAACGCTTCATTCACGAGGAAGTATTGGTAACACAGGTGGTAGTGAAACCCGCCCCCGCAATATTGCATTTAACTATATCGTGAGGGCGGCTTAGTTATATTCAACTGGCTGCTGCCAGAGGCATTTCCGGCCAGTTGATATCCGGTGCAGTGCTGATGTCAGTCGCATTAAGCACATCTATGAAATCAAGCACGGCGTTTAGTTTTTCCGTCTCCTGGGGCGTCAATCGGCGTCCGGCTCGTAGTTTGAGATTTATAAGCTCAACAGATGCCATTGCCTGTTCCTCAAGTTGCTGACGATGCGCTCCGGCAGCTTCCAGTTCTGCTGCGTGCTGTCGTCCCGCATCTGTCACCCAGGTCTCACCATCCCAGACATCATAGATAGTAGCTGGCTGTTTCACCGTCGTATCAGGAGGGTAATCTCCCGGTTGTGTGATTTGCACAGCGTTACCATTCTCTGTGCTGTAAACCGTTTCGCCTCTGTGGTCTGGAACATATTTCCAGATGTTCTGGTCGGTATCACGACAGACAGCGAAGCCGGGGCGTTTTTCTGGTGGCGCGTCAATGCATGAGTGAGCCGGAATTCCAACACCATAAGCGAGATACTCAACAGTGGCAGAGAGATATTCACGGTTTTCAGCATCGTAGTTATAAACGGTAATATCGCCTGCAGTTATAGCGATACCATTCTGATCAAGTACTGCAGCAGCATTATTCATTAAGTAGCCCTTACAATATAGTTAAACGCAATATTACGGGGGCGGTTTTCCGTTCCTGTATTCCCTCCGTTGGCACCTAATCTATAAACACCACGAGTGCCAATAGCACGTAGTGAAGATGGAACTTTTACACCTGACTCATCTGTTTTAACAATCCCGCCATCACCGTATGTAGCCAGTATACCAGGGTTTGTTCCTGCACGGGTGCTATTTGCGGCAAGCCCTTCACCAGTCCATAACTCCATATAGTGAATATGATCTATAACCGAATGTGATTGTGCATTAAGCAAGGAACGCCCTGAATCAATTCCCCGCCCGTCATCCCAGCCGCGAATAAACTCACCCCGTAAATCCGGTAATTTATTCGCGGGGTAGGCTTTTGCCAGTTTGGGGTACATTTCAGAAGA